CGCCGCCGCCTGCCCCGTCCGGGTCAAGTTCGCCGCCCAAATCTTTAGCGGTTTCGGCAAGCCGTTTGGCGTAATAGCTGCCGTAACTCATGCGGCTACCGGCGTCGTAAACTTGCGACGCAAAAGCGTCAAATTGTGCGCCTAGTTTGTCGGTGTCGATTAGCTCGCCAAAAGCGTCCTTAAGCGACCGGGCAGCGCCAAGCAGATCGCCTTTAATGGTTTGCCACGACGATTGGGCAACCTTGGCGCCCCGGTACAAAACGTTAATAAACGCGGCCGTTGCCAGCGTCAAGCCTTTAAGTACCGGCGTAATGTCGATACCGGCACGCTTAAATTCGGCAATCATTTGCTGTACGCCGGCGCCAAACCCGTCCTCGCCAATAGCTGCGGTTACGCGCTCGACGGCTGGCGTGACGTGGTTGTTAAACCATGTAACGACGGTTTGCACGACGGGGATAAGCGCCCGGCCAAGGTTGGTTTTAACGTCGTCCACGGTGGCGCTAAGGATTTTCATTTGCCCGGCTAGGCCGCCCGACGTTCGCGCAAAATCGCCTTGGGCGTCGCCGGTTTGCTCGTAAATGACCTTTTGGGCTGCAAGTACCTTTTGCTGCGCGGTAAGCGCCCCGGTGCCGCGGTAAATGCCTAGTTCGAGCGCTGCGGCTTTTAGCGCGGCGTCATTAAGCAACACGTTGTATTTGCGTATTGGCTCGTTTTCGCCGCGTAAGGCCGCACCGAGCGCGGTAATGGCCTGATCGACGCTCGTATTATTAAAGCTCGCTAGGTCAGCCGCTAAACGTACAAAATCGGTACTAAAGGTACTTAAGTCTTTACCGGCGAGGCCAGCGGATTTACCAAACATTGCAAACGTGCTGGCGGCGTCAAGCGCTGCCGTCCGGCTAATGCCAAGCTCGCGCGCCGTTGTTTTGGCAAAATCTTTTACCTCGGCGCTAATCGCGCCAAAAATCACCTCGGTTTTGCTAATGGTTTCGTTAAAGTCCGACGCGGCTTTTACGGCGCTTACACCAAAAGCGACCGACGCCCCGGCCAATGCAGTCATGGCAATACCGGCGGTTGCCAACCCGGGCGTTAATTTGCCAAATGCTTTTTGGGCTTCCTTAACGCCTTTATCGACGAAAGTCGAAAAAATAGGTATGTTAATTGCCATAATGCCGCTTTAAGTTTCGATTGGTGACGCGCTCGACGTCCTTAAGTACGTCCTCTACTTTACGCTCAACGGCCGGGCGGTTACGTTCTACCGTTGGGATAAGTACGCGGGGCTGGTCGCCAACGTCAGCTTGCGCGTTTAGATTGGCTACGAATTGGCTAAACGTGTTGCGGCCTGCATGGTCAAAAATGGCACCGGCACCGTCAGCTTGCTGAATAACCATTAGACGGTAGGGCAGCGCGCCAAATGTAACTTGTTGCGTGTATTGGTTGCCGAATTCGTCGCTGCGCGTAAAATTTACGTACCGCTCGCGGGTAGCTCGTACGCCTACTTTGACCTTAAAACCTTTTTGTACGGCTTTGTTATCCCACATAACCGGGCGATTTTTAACCAAGCTGCCGCGCCGCATACCCGACAACGGCGCCCCGTTGCCTTTCGAGTTGTCGTAGCTAGCCACCATTGCCCGAGCTTGGGTAATGATTTCGTCGCCCGTACCCTTAATACGCTTAGTAATCTGCCGGCGATACCGCGGGTCAATTTTATGCAATTCCGCTAAGGCTTCCCGTACGCCCTCAACTTTTAGCGGTACTGATGGCTGCATGGTTTACCTTTGCTGGTGGCGTTCTGTCAATACTTTAACCACCGTGGCCAAGTCTTTAACGTCAAAGTCAATACCCGGCGGCCACCACGAAACCGCAACTAGCAATTCGGCTAGTTGTCGTCGGTAGGTGCCGCTTGGGTAGGGTTTACCGGCTCTTGCTCTACTACCTCGACGTATGGCGCCGACAACTTTTTAATAAAATCATCGAACGAGGCCGGCACCGGCTTACCGGCTTGTTTGCTTGCCTCAAACGCCAAATAAGCCAAATCCTCTACGCCCATGGCGGTAGCCATGTCTGAGGCCTTGCGCTTAAATTTGCGTTCCCATAACACAACCGTAAAAAGGTTGGTTTGTACGTCGTAGGCGCCCTCGGGGGCGTGAACCCTAAGCGATAGTTGCATTGTTAGCCTTTCGTGTCGGGCCGGCTAAGGCCATGGTTACGGGGTTACGTCTGCGGTGTAAACGCCACCGACAAAAGTGACGTCGATCATGGACAATTCGCCCATGGTTGCGTTCACTACGGGCAGCTCGGTAAGCAGCGCGCCGGTGAGGGTAAAGCCCGGGTTGGTTGCGCTGTCTGCGCCGACGGCTGGCTTCACGATAACGGTAACGGTGCCGCCAACGATGTTGGCGAGCGTCGCGTAGGTTTCGCTGCTGGCGTAGCTCATGTAAAGCGAAAGGGTAAGTTCGTGGTTGCCCAAACCGCTTACGTACTTGCGGTTGCTGTCACCAAACGCGGTGGCCTCGAGCTGGTCGTAACGCTGCGTGAACGTTGCGGCGGTGCATTGGTCGGAAAGATCGACGCTATTAACGGTAACGACCGGGTTGGAAAGGTACGTCGTGGTGGCCATGGGCTATTTCTCCTCGTCTGTCTCTAGTTCTTTTTTAGCATTTTTTGCGGGCTTTGGTGCGGATACTTTGACAATAAAGCCGTTAGCGATGAGCGCCGCGACGTTAATACCGTTGGCGGTTGCGCCCTCTACGTCATAATCGGCGCCGATTTCCCCTAGCCGGTGGCTTGCAATTTTGTATTTGTCCATGTTTACCCCGTTTGGGCTTGCATTTCTACGGTTAGGTCATAGGCCGGGTATTCGCCGGTACCCATTACGGCAATGGTGGGCCGGCCGTCGGTTACGGCAATGTTAGCCGCAAGTAGTTTGGCGGCCATGTTCATTAGCGACCGTTGGGCGTCAAGGTTGCCCGGGCCAAGCGTAATGAGCCGTACCGGGTAGGTCATTTGCACAATGTTGTAGTTGATGGCCCTAAAGCTTGGCGCCTCGATAAACGCGCACGGCGGGACAATGTTGCGCGGGTCGTTAGCTACCTGTAGCCCGGTAATGCTTTGTAGCTTGGCGGTTAGGTCGTCTAACGCCTCGTTAAAAAGATCGGTGTAGGCGACGACGGGCATTAGTAGATTTGCGCCCGGTCAATGCCCAATAGCTGCTTAATCATCGGGCTAACGCCAACGCTATTGCCTGCCGTCATGCCGTCAAACCCGGCAAAGTCGGTAATGCTGCCACGCTGACGGTACAAAAAGCCGCCGTAAGCGATTGTGCCAAGCGTTACGGCCCCACTTGGGCTGGTGCTTGGGTTGTCCCGGTAGCCGTTTTCAGCACGGCGCCTAAAACAAAACGCATTAGCTGCGGCCGCGCATTGAGTTAAAAAAGCTTGGTCGAGCGCCGACGCCGTACCAATGCCTAGCCAATCCTCGATTTGCTGCGCCGTTACCCACGTGCAAGCGCCGGTAGCAAACGTAAACGTGCCGGTGGCTGCCGTGCGTTGTACGTCGCTGCCGGTGCAAGCAAATAGGACTTGGTTTTGTATTTCTACCTCGTAATTAAAAAGTAGATCGCCCTCGTTATCGACGCCCAAAAACAAGTAGTTGGGCAACGCAAACACGGTAAACGTGCCGTTAAACGGGGCGCCGACGCCCGCGACCGTAAAGCTATCGCCTACGGCCAACGGGTCAGCGTTCGTCAGCAACCCGACAACAGCGTAGTTGTCGAGTAGCTGCTTTTGGGTGATTTGGGCTACCGCCATGGCGGATTTACCGCCTTTCGGTTAAGCGACCAACACTTTGACAAACTTGGTGGCGTCAGCCATGAACGCCGCCGCGTAACCGCGGAAAGCGATCGTACGGGCCAGCTTGCTTGGCTCGTCAATGCTGATAGCGCCCTTTTGCTGCTCGTAGAACTCGAAACCGGCAGCGGGGCCGGCTGCGTGTCCGACGACACCAAACAAGTTGCCCGAGCCGGTGCCGCCCGTCATGTTCTTATCGACGACAAGCGACAAGCCCAACGGGTTGCCGTTCCATGACGTTGCCGACGATGTACCGGCGGCGTTCTGACCCATCAGGCCCGGGGCGCCCACGAACGGGAACACGGGGCGATCTTGGTTATCGACGGCCATACCCAACTTGGCCCAAACAATCGGGGCAACAAAGTAGTGGGTTGGCAAGTAGTTGCTGCCGTTGCTGATCTGATAGGCGGCGCCGTAAATCGCTTCGACAATCGCCTTACCGTCAAACGCGCTAAGTGTTTCAGTCTGCGATACGCCCGACACCATGGTATCGACGGCGTAGTTGTCGGTGGCCTGACCATAAGCAATTGCCAACTGCTCAAGCACGATGTTCAGCGACGCCGGGTCTGACCAATCGAGGTCTTGTTCTGAGAGCTGTACATACGTTCCAAAACTGAGCTTGCTAATGTCGTTGTTTTGCACCGTGACCGATGACGGGTCAAGCGTGTTGTTTTGGCCGGTTGGCTGCTGCGTGACAACGGGGCGCGCCGTGATCTTAGGACGGCGGAAAGTTGCGCCGTACTGTGGCATTGCGCGTACACCGATTGCCG